GCCCTTTTTCTATATCCATACCTCTGCGAGTATGACCTGTGGTTTGGGCTATTTTCTTTAATTGGTCAAAGCGTTGGTCATCAACTGAAGGAAGTTGAATTTTAAGTCTAGCTTCTATTGACCTTCTGCGGTTATATACTGACCTTTCTGAAATACCTGTTTTTTGAGACATTATTTTGGCAGAACCGCACTCTTTCCAAAGGGCAATCCATTCTTCATCCGTTAAATGATAGCCAGCCATTAAATTTCCCCTATAATCAATAAGTTACCAAATACTAACCTAATATATGTCATTTGCGAAAAAAGTTGATAAAAATCAAGCTGCTGTTGTTAAAACGCTACGAGATAATGGGGCTGATGTCTACTTGTTACACATGGTAGGTAAGGGTATACCAGACCTTTTAGTTGCTTATGAGGGGCATACTATTTTAATAGAAGTTAAGGATGGGGAAGATAAAAAGCTCACTCCCCAACAAATCACTTTATTTGCTAATTGGCAAGGTGGCCCTTTACATAGGGTAAATTCTGTGCAAGAGGCTGTAGAAGTGTTAAAATTGTACGAACTTTGAAAGGTGCATTATGAATGAAAACATGGCAATGTTCGCTGCTACTATGCTTCATAGTGCCACCAATACTCATTTTTTCCATTGGTCTACTGACTCATTCTCTAAGCACATGGCTCTTGGGACATATTACGATGAGATTGTCGGGCTTGTAGATGACCTAGTAGAAGCCTATATGGGCTGTTATGACAAGATAACTGAGTTCCCATCTAACTATCATTTGCCAAAAGAGCCACTTAAGTATATGGAATCATTGAAGAATTTTGTTGATGCTGCTCGTAAAGATTTGCCGCAAGAAACCCAAATTCAGAATATTATTGACGAAATTGCCCAGTTGATTGACTCAACCCTTTACAAACTACGCTTTTTGAAATAGGACTCAATATGCCTTTAGACAAGTCAGGAAGCGCCCAAAGCGTAGGTAAAAACATAAAAACCGAAATGAAGGCTGGAAAGCCTAAAAAACAGGCAGTTGCAATAGCCCTTAATGTTGAGCGTGATAATGCTAAAGGTAAGCGTAAAGCTAAGTTAGAAGAAGCATACGGCAAATTCCTCGGCAAAAGAGAAGCAGAATGAAGCCTGGTCTGTATGCCAATATTCATGCTAAACAAAAGCGTATAGCTGCTGGCTCTGGCGAAAAAATGCGTAAACCTGGCAGTAAAGGTGCGCCAAGTGCTTCAGACTTTAAAGAAGCCGCCAAAACAAGAAAAGAAGTAATTGCTGACAAAATGAAGGATATGTAATGGACTACGAAAGAAAAGACTCCAACGCTAAAGCCAAGAATAACAAAGAGCCACAAGTGCTACATCCTTACAATGTTAAGAAAAAAATGACTCGCAGAGAAATGCTATTTAAAGCCATGAAGGGCGCCAAATGAAACACATGAGCCGATATTACAAGCCAGAAGACGCATTGCTAAGAGTAGCTAAAGAGTCTACGCTAGAAAAACAGCAAAGACAGCGCCAAGAAAAAAACCCACCATTAGAGCTTGAAGACAATAACATATTGAATAAAAAAGCCAACCAACGCATGAAGCGTAAAGAGGCATTGGCTGACGCATTAAACAAGCTACATGACGAAGATATTGCATAGCAAACTGTAGTAGAATTAAACCCTTATAAATCAATTACTTGAGATTATATGGATAATAAAGAGTACAAATGGTACATATACCAATTAATAGACCCTCGCAATGATGAGGTGTTTTACATTGGCAAAGGTGCAGGCAAACGCATAAAAGCCCACGAAAAAGAAACTCGTAGAGGGGTATGCTCAAAAAAAACTAATAAAATCAAAGAGATATGGCTTGATAATTTAGAAGTCAAGCGTCAAATTATTGCTTATTGCAATGATGAGAAATACGCTTATGAAGTTGAGTCTGATTGGATTAACAGCACACCTAATTTAACAAATCGCTTTCCAGCACGCAAAGGATTACCATTTGCTCAGTACCATCACAAAGAAGTGTTTGATGCTGTTATGACAAGAATGGGTGAGTTTGCATATTGGTACAAACATAGCAATGGTGGGCTTTTGCAATCAACTGTTACAACGCCTAATTGCACACATGGCAAATTAATTAAAGTTTGCGCTGAGTCTTTATATAACAATTTATTTCCTAAATTTCTTAAAAATATACAAAAGTCATCAAAATTAGAAAATGCCCTTAAAACTGAATTAAATGCGTATGGGGTGCAATATGGCTGCTAGAAAAAAGCTAGAACTTACTCAAGCGTGGCGAGATAAAATTCAAGTTGCCGCCATCATAGACAGGCTTGCAAAGCATATTAATGACGAAATTGATATGAAACCTACTCAGCTTAAAGCTGCTGAGATATTACTTAAAAAAGTAGCTCCAGACCTATCTAACACAACGCTAGAGGGCAACGAAGATAAACCTCAACGCATGGTGGTGTCTTGGAAGAAGACCTAAATGTTGAATTGGACTATTGTCCAAGAGATGTATTCCTAGATTTCCACGAAAGACAAGAGCGCTGGGCAGTCATTGTTGCTCACCGTAGATGTGGCAAAACAGTCAGTTGTATTAATGAATTGATATACAAGGCCCTAATAGAGGGCAAAGAAGATGGTCGCTACGCTTATGTTGCACCATATTACAGCCAAGCCAAGAATATTGCGTGGGACTACCTGTTACGCTTTAGTAAGCCTGTAATGGCTAAAGCTAATCAATCAGAACTATGGGTGGAGTTAATAAATGGCGCAAGGATTCGTTTGTTTGGTGCTGATAACGCTGACAGTCTGCGTGGTCTGTACCTTGACGGTATAGTTTTAGATGAGTATGCAGATATGCGCCCTCGTATTTGGGGTGAGATTATTCGGCCTTTGCTGGCAGACAGACTCGGATGGGCAGTTTTCATTGGCACCCCAAAGGGTCATAACGCCTTCTGGGACATCTACACTCACGCAACAAAGTCTAATGATTGGTACGCCAAAACCCTAAGAGCAAGCCAAACAGGGCTATTGCCTAAGTCTGAGTTAGAAGACGCTGCTAAGTCTATGACTCAAGACCAATACTTACAAGAGTTTGAGTGCGACTTTGAAAGTGCCATATTAGGTGCTTTCTACGGTAAAGAGATGCGTCAGCTTACCGACCAAGGCCGCATAAGAGAAATAGAATACGACCCTATGTTTCCTGTGCATACAGCATGGGACTTGGGCTATTCAGATGACACCGCTATTTGGTGGTTTCAAGTGGTGCATGGCGAAATTCGTATGCTTGACTACCATTCAAGTAATGGTCAGCCAGTAGCGTTTTATGCAGGCATTATTCAGTCTAGAGAGAAAGAAAGAGGTTATGTGTATGGTACACATTATTTGCCTCACGATGCCCGTGCAAAAACATTAGCGTCAAATAAGTCCATAATTGAGCAACTTTCTGACAAAATTCCGTTAAAATGTTTAAAAATTGTGCCAAGTTTGTCACTTCAAGATGGAATACAAGCAACACGACTAGCATTAACTAGAGCTTGGTTTGACCATAAGTGCGAAGATGGCATTGAATGTTTACGGCAGTATCAGCGTGAATACGATGAGGATAAGAAAGTCTTTAGGGATAAACCTAGGCATGATTGGACTTCTCACGGTGCTGATGCGTTCCGTATGCTTGCAATAGCATGGCGTGAAGAAGAAAAAGCATTGCCTAAAGATGAGGCTATTAGAGGCTTATTTGTAGGACAGACGGATGTAACGCTTAACGATATGTGGAAAACAGCACCCAAGCAATCCACAGGGAGAATTTGATGGCAGAGAATCACACATACGAGAAGTGGTATAAAACAATTACCAACTATGAGCGTACCTTTAAAAAGTGGGAAGCTCGAACTGACCGTATTATTAAGCGTTATAAAGACGATAGCCGCTATCAATCCAATCCTAATTCTAGATTCAATATTCTTTGGTCTAATGTTCAGACCATTACTCCAGCCGTATTCGCAAGACTTCCAAGACCCGATGTAAGCCGTAGATTCCGTGATAACGACCCTATTGGCCGTGTAGCTTCAATGATGCTAGAACGAGCATTGGAGTATGAGGTCGAGCATTACGGTGACTATGCAAGTGCTATGAAGCAAGCCGTTCAAGACCGTTTACTGGGTGGTCGTGGAACAGCTTGGGTTCGGTATGAGCCACACATTGTTGGCGAAATGGGCGGTGAAGCTGATGGTATGCCTGATGATGGCTTGCAAGTTACTGAAGATATTGATGAAGCTGAAACCGAAGGCGGCATATACCGTGAAGATCAAGAGCGTATCGAATACGAATGTGCTCCCGTTGATTATGTACATTGGCGTGACTTTGGTTTAACTGTAGCCCGTACATGGGAAGAAGTTACCGCGGTATGGCGTAAGGTTTACATGGGTAGACCAGCCCTTGTTGAACGCTTTGGTGAAGAACTAGGCGGTAAGATTCCGCTTGATACCAAGCCTGACACATCTAAGACATTTAACGAAAAGATGGGCGAAGGTGCATCTGAAGCCGTTGTATATGAGATTTGGGATAAGACTACAGGTCAAGTCATTTGGCTCAATAAGTCAATGGGCAGGATTTTAGATACCCGTGATGATCCACTAAAGCTAGAAAACTTTTGGCCATGTCCTAAGCCAATGTTCTCAACCCTTACAACTGACAGCCTAATTCCTGTTCCTGATTTTGTTCTTTATCAAGACCAAGCAAGACAGCTAGACACGCTGGCAGATCGCATTGATGGATTTATCCAAGCACTCAAGGTTCGTGGCGTATACGATGCGGCAGAGCCATCTCTTGCCCGTTTGTTTAGCGAAGGCGAGAACAATGCCTTGTTGCCAGTTAAAAACTATGGTGC